TGAGGACGCTTTGATATATCCTAATTAAGGGAAATAGAGATGATAAATCAGATTCGTATATTGATGTATAATTAAAAATGATAAAGATGATAAAATTAGAGAAAGTAAAAGAAGTAAAGATGATAGCTCAGTTTGATGCTGTAGATAAATTTTTAACAGCAATGGGGATTAATTCAGCCAAGCTTACAACTATGGAGGTTTCAACATTGAGATATGTTATGTTAAAAGCAATTGAGAATGAAAGTAACTTAGCAGTTAGTGATTTTATGTATAACAATGATTATCTAGGGATCGAGATTAGTAAATAATAATTCGTATATTTCAGTATAAATAAATAATAATAATAATAATAAAAGAAAAAGTTATGACAAAAGCAGAAACAAAAACAGTACAATTCACAAAAGCAGACAAGATCAAATTTTCGATCTTAGTATCAACCATTCTAACAGTAATATTAAGTGTAGTATATAACATTTTCCATTATGGGATCCATTGTACATTTTAAGATATGAGTGATTTAAAAAATGTTATTAGTTTAATTGAGATTAAATTTTTAAGAAAGGTAAGTTCTATAATGAGAGAGGATGGTAGTGGTAAATGTTGGTTAGTTATGTTTGATAAAGAAACTAAGTTTAAGTTTATTAGGTTAAATGATAAGGACATAGAGATGATAAATACGTTTCGTATATTGGGTGTATAATTAAAAATGATAAGATATGAAAAAAGTAGAAATGATTAAAACGATCCAATTGGCAGAAGCGAAAGCTTGGTTAGCATTAAAAGAATCTCAAGTGAAAAATGGTAAGTTAAATAGTACAACTAGAGACCTTAAAGAAAGATGGATGACACTTAAGTGTTTAATGTGTTCTTTAGATATAGAATCAGATGTTGAGTTAGTAGAATCAAAGATAGCATTGAATATTATGTTAGGAAATTTTAGAAGTACGGTTTTCTAAACCAAGGATCCAATTAGATCTTGTGCTCGCGCATGCGGGCTTTCGGTGTCTATGAGCACGACCCAATTTATAGAACAGAATCAAGATCGCATACGCAATATAGATGGTAACTTAGATGATGGCAACATCTCAATTATTGGAGATGATGGGCGATTGGAGTTTTATTATTTTAAAAATGGTGAGCTGGTGGGTTCAAAGCCCAATGATCCAAAGTGGTGAGACCATGGTTGTATGTGACCCGAGACCATGGTGACCCTGATACCCTGTGACCCGCAACCCGAGAATCTGGGTGACCCTGGTACCTGGTTACCTGGTTACCCTGTGACCTGGATGCTTGGTTACCTGGTTACTTAATGATCCAAGATTCAAGGTTATGGTGACCCTGTGACCCGTGACCCGAGAACCTGGTTACCTGGTTACCTGGTTACCCAATGATCATGTGACCCGAGAACCTGGGTAACCCTGTGACCATGGAGACCCTGGAGACCCGAGCCATGGAGATAAATGCGTGCGTGATAGATAATCCAGTGACCCTATGATAATGTGGCTCTGGTAACCCTGTGACCCTGTGACCTTGCGTCTCCGTGACCCCGTGACCCTGTGATTCTTGGATACTTGGATACCTGGTTACCCTGTGACCCCGTGACCCTTGGAGACCCGAAGACCCTGGTATAAGGGTGGTTGGCGGTACGGCGTATGGCGGTATATATATGTGCGTACACACGTGATACGGCCCCACGCGCGCCGATGTCAATATGGCGCGTGGTGGTGGAGACCGCGAATTAGAGTAACTCTCTCCTTTTTAAAACTTTACACCCATCGACCCAATATATCCTTATATATTTTCCCATAAATGAAATACAATTTCCAAAATGGCAAAAGGGATAAAAACCCACAAAATCCAAATCTCTTCTTTTACAAAAAATACTTGGTATCGACAGGATATATATGTATATTACGAGTCATGAAAAATAACATACTAAATAAGAAACATATGATATATAGAATTTTACTTTTCCCAATTTATTTAATGATTGGGTGTTTAAGTATATTTACTTGTGGAACATACGAAATGTTTAACATGTTTAATATATTTATCAATAAACGATAAATGGCAACTTTTTCCTTTATTAATCTAAGTTCAGGATCTGCATATTTTTTTATGGAGAGTGTTACAACATCTTCATTTTATACTGCTAATTCTCCAACTAATGCTATAGGAACATATAGTAGTTTTACAGGATCTGGTGGATTAGTTACTTCCTCTTATATATTTGGAGTAGTTGTTCCAGAAGGATCTTCTTCATTTGTTTTTACTCCAACAGCATCTATTGCAACCGGATCTGTTTATTTTAGAGGAACAGGAAATTTAACAGCAACTATAACAGTTTAGTATGGCTATATATGTGTTAACTCCATCTCAACTATATGGGCAAGGAATCTTAAATTCCTTTATTGTCCCTTCTTCAGGAGGATCAGTTGACCCGGATGCTCAAGCATTTATTACAGCAGCGGTTATTACAGATCCTACACAACAATCAGCAATTGATACTTTAGTAGTAGGACTTAAAGCAGATAATCTTTGGAATAGCATGACTGCTATTTATCCAATGGTAGGAGGTACTGCTACACAACACAAGTTTAATCTTAAAAATCCTTTAGATACTGATGCAGCATTTAGATTGGTGTTCAATGGAGGATGGACTCATTCAAGCACAGGTGCTTTGCCTAATGGAGTTAATGCGTATGCTGATACAAAAATAATACCATCCGTTAATTTATCTTTAAATTCAACTCACGTAAGTTATTATTCAAGAACAACTTCAGTAAGTGGTTATATATTTGGAACAAACAATGTAGGAATAATAAATAGATTATTATGGCAAATACAAGGTGGAACTAGTTATGTAGGTATAAATTTTGTTTCAAATAATTACTTTAGTTATGTAAATAGTAATACTTTATCTTTATTATTGCTAAATAGAACAGCAAGTAATTTGTCAAATGCTTGGCAGGGTGGAGTTAAAAAAGCGACCTCACCTAATCCTTCATCTGGATTATGTACATTGCCTTTATACATTGGTGCAAATAATTCAGACGGAGTGGTTGGTTTCCCATCTAACGCTCAATGTGCTTTCTCTACTACTGGGGACGGCTTAACAGATACTGATGCGACTAATTTATACACAAGAGTACAAGCATTTCAAACAACTTTAGGCAGACAAGTTTAAACATGGCTATATATACATTAACAGCAGCACAATTATATGGACAAGGAATCTTAAATTCTTTTGTAGTTCCTGCGGATTCCTCAATTGATCCAGATGCTCAAGCTTTTATAACTGCTGCCGCAATTACTGATCCTACACAACAAAGTGCAGTTAATACATTAGTAATTGATTTAAAAGCTAATAATATTTGGAATAGTATGATTGCTTTGTATCCTTTTGTAGGAGGAACAGCAACACAACACAAATACAACTTAAAAAATCCTTTAGATACGGATGCTGCATTTAGATTGGTGTTCAACGGAGGGTGGACTCATTCAAGTACAGGAGCTACTCCTAATGGTACTAATGCTTATGCAGATACTAAGTTAAAACCTTTATCTACATTAACACTTTATTCTAATCATATAAGTTATTACTCAAGAACAAATAATAATGCAGGATTATATGATATGGGAGTAGGTACGCAGTTCGGAACTTTGTCAAATTCATTATTTATAAGAAGAGCAACTGATACTGCAGGTTATGATACTGGTAACGCTTCAAGCACTAATAGAATAACTTTTTCAAATACAAATAGCTTAGGTTTTTATAACGGTTCTATAACTGCAAATAATAGTAGAAAATACTATAAAAATGGCATAAGTCAAATTAGTAACACTACGGTATTAACACAAGGAAATGCAAACTTTAATATATTTTTAGCAGCTTATAACGAATATGATGTATTAGGGGCTAATTATTTCGGTTCAAAACAATGTGCATTCTCATCTATTGGTGCAGGATTAACTGATACCGATGCATCTAACTTTTACACAGCAGTACAAACATTTCAAACAACTTTAGGACGTAACGTATGAAACTAAACGAATTAACAGCAGAACAAAAGGCAACCTATGTAGGTCTTTTAACAGTAGAACAAAAGAATGAGTTAGTAGGGCAATTATATGCACCTGATAGCTACTTCAATCCTATTCAAGACATCAATGATGATTGGGTAATTTCAACTGAAGAGATGGAGTATTGTGTTAATCCTGAATTTATGTGGGTAAAAGATTTGGAGCTGATACCTTATGAGCCGAAATCTACCCCTCCTCCTATAGACTAATTTTATAAAAAGTCTTTGGCTTTTATATTCTTTATTCGTATATTATTGGTATAAGATAAGTAAATTAGCTTATCTGTTAAAATAAAGGTTATGTTAAGTAGAGAAAAAATTATCAAAACAGTAAAAATTAGTTCAATTGGAATCTTAGTTGGAGCTTATTTCATGACAGGGCTATATGGTTTAGCTTTCACCGCGGGTCTTATCGTTGGAGATTTAATTAGTGATAAAATATTTAAAGACTAAGTACCATGGAACAGAAATTTGAAAAATCAAGAAAAATAACAACTTCTGACGGAACAATCATGCACACGTTTGATGGTAAATTACACAATTGGGAAGGTCCTGCTTTAATACCTGAAGGTAATAATCGCAAACGTGAATATTATTTAAATGGAATTAAAATGAGTGAAATCCAATGGAATGAAGCTCTTAAAGGTAGAAATGGTTTGCCTTGGTATAAAGGTTCGGGTGCTCGTTTTTAAAAAAATCATATATGAAACGTTTAACAATTAAAGAAGCAAAAAACTATGTTCCTTATTGTAGAACCCCTTTAGCACCTCAACCAAAATATTATTCTTCTTACCCTGATAAAGATGGATGGGATGTAGTTAAATATTATACGGGACGTTTAAGGCAAAGTACAGAAGGTGGTAAAGGAGATCAATATGTTTATATTATGGTTAATCCATCTATGCCTCAAATGCTTAAAATAGGTTATACAAAAAATGATCCTGAGGAACGAGCAGTACAATTAAGTAAATCAACAGGTGTTCCTATGCCCTTTGAAGTTATATATACTTATAGTTGTTTTAATGGGGAGCGTATCGAAAAGGAAGTACATAAGATTTTAAAACAAAAACGTGTTAGAGGGGAAAGGGAATTCTTTTATGCTACTTTAGAAGAAATAAAACAAGCTATTAAAAAAGTAGGAAACACATTTGATTAGATATTTATATGAGAATAATTATTTAATTATTTAGAATCAATGATTTAACACGTGAATTCAATTTTAAAATAGTATATACATAGAACGATGGGAATTAATGGGATATTTGCACTTTTTGGGTTTTCTGGAGAAGATGGAAATCCAAAAGAAAATGTAAAAATAAAGGAAGAAATTAATGCTTATAAAAAAACTCCATATTTTAAAATGGGGATGTTTTTTAAATTAATAATGAACGGGAATGTTTTTAAAAAACAAATTATAAACTTTTTTTCTAAATCTGATCCTTTATTAGATGTAAATGGTATTGATGATGCCGGTGAATTTATGATGTTTAGTAGAGCTTATTTCTGGATTGAAGGATTTAAGTTTAAAAGTAAAATTTGGAGAGAAGACTTAAAAAAATATTCAGATACAGAATTTTTAACAGCAGTAAAGCTTTCTATACATTATTTTGAAAGTACAGAAGAATATGAAAAATGTGCTCATTTAAAAAAGATTCAAACTTTAATTGAAAAAAACATTCAAGAAATTCAAAAGTCCGTGGCTCCCTAAAAGAAAGTTATTACCTTTAATTATATTTTGATTTTAAAATTATTAGAATATAAAAGTAAATAAGTAATCAAATAAAATAAACATAAATGCATAATAAAGAATTATTATTGAGACGGATGGAGTCTCTAGAGAGTAAGTTAAAACGTATGAGACACGCTTTAAATGAAAGAAATGTTGAATCCGCAAGAGAAATTTTGCAAGAAGTTTTAGAATTGAGAGATGATATAACAGCAATAGTTGAACGTGAACATTAAATAAACCAAAATAAATAAAAGTTATGAATTTTACAGCCGAACAAATCCAAGAAAATTGGGAAGAATTAATGTGGTATATTGGAGAATATATTTCCGAACCACGTAAAAAGAAATTATTAGAATTTTATTCAACTTATCAAGAACGTATAGCTTTAATGCCTGCTGCGCATAAAAAAGAATACCATAACGCTTTCCCGGGAGGATATGTTGAACATGTTTTACGCGTTATTCGATGTGCTATTAAACAGGCTACATTATGGGAAGAAGAAGGATGTGACATGTCTACTTTTACAACTGAAGAATTAGTATTCTCAGCACTGAATCATGATTTAGGTAAAATGGGAGATGAAGAACAAGATTCTTATATACCTCAGACAGATAATTGGAGACGTGAAAAATTAGGAGAGGATTATATGTTTAATACTAAAGTTGCATTTGCTTCTGTTCCCGATAGAGGATTATTTTTACTTCAATCACATGGTATCCAGTATACATTTAATGAAATGATTGCTATTCAAACACATGATGGTTTATATGATGAGGCAAATAAAAAATATTTAATGGCTTATATGCCAGAACAAAAACCTAGAACATCTTTACCTTTTATCTTACATCAGGCGGATTTAATGGCAGCACGTATCGAGTTTGAACGTGAATGGTTGCCTAAATTAAAGGAAGGTAAAAAGCCCGTGGATGCCGGAAAAGGAAATTATACATTGGGGAATAAGCCAAACATGTCTAAAAAGACATCTACCAAAACAAAGGCGTTAGGTACATTTAAGAGTGAAGGTTTAAAAAATTTATTTGATCAATTATGATAGTATTAACAATTTTAGTTTGCATATTAGCAACATTATTTGTAGTTTTAGGATTTACAACTTTAAATCTTCTTAAAAAGAATGAAAAAGCAGAAGATATAGTAGTTAGCTATTTAGAATATCTTGATAAATTATCTCGTACTATAGAAATATCAAATAAAAAACTTAAAGAATTAGATCGTGGAGGAGTTTTTGAAAAAGATGATGAAGTTGGAGTAATTTTCCAATCAATATTAAAAATCCAAGAAATCCTAAATGAATTTGATGTTAGAAAGTACAACAGGAATGCCTAAAAAAAAAGTAAGTAAAAATTATTTTACTCAAGAAACAGAAGATGCTATTGTTCTTTACAACAACACTTTAGATTTTGAATTAAGAAGTAAAATATATGAAGAAAAAATACACTATGCTTTCTTTAAACTTACTCAAAACATAATACATACGTTTAAATTTTATTATACTGAGGTAGATAATTTAGAACACTTACAACATGAAATAATAGTATTTTTATTATCGAAAATACATTTATTTGATCCTAAAAAAGGTGCTAAAGCATATTCCTATTTTGGTACTATTGTTAAGAGATGGTGTATATTATATAATGATAAAAACTATAAAAGTAAAATTAAAAAAGTCTCAACTGATGAACTTTTAAAAGATGATACCCATTCCTATACTTTAGAATCATCAAATTCAGATGACAGATTATCTAATTTTATGGATCAGTATGTAGAATTTGCTAGTTTAAATATATATAAATGTTTTCCTAAACCATACGATGCTAAGATTGCAGATGCTATTTTAGAGTTGTTTCGTAAACGAGATCAAATCGACGTTTTTAATAAAAAAGCATTATACATCTATATACACGAGATGATTCCAGATGCTAAAACCCCTAAAATTACGAAAATTGCAGGAATTCTATATGGTATTTTTAAAAAAAATTATCTATTTTATTTAGAGCAAGGATATACAAATTTTAGATTTTAATAATATTCTATATTTATACCTAAAAATACTTATATGAATAATTTAGAATCAAATATTTGGGGTAAGAAAAAATTCTCCGACATACTTAAAGAAATATACGATAACCAAAAGAAAAAAGAAACACAAATATCGGCTTTGATAGGTGAATTAAAACCACTTATTAATGATATTGGTGATGCTACTTTAATTGTTCCTTTAATTAAGGAATATATGGAACTAGGAATTAAAAATGATGAACAATTAGTTAAAATGGCTACCATTGTTCAACGTGCTTTAGCTTCCAATAAATCAGAAGAAGAAGGATTTGGAATGACTAATGATGAAAAAACACAATTATTAGCGGAAGTAAAAAAGTTTAATCCAAAAGACTAATGGCACTTTATAAAACAGGTTTAGCCAATTCTACTAAAGGATCATCCTCCCCCTCATCTACCTCAGGTGAATATCAGGGACAAATAACTGATTTAAAATCTCAAATAGTTGCTGCCCGAGTAACTGATATTGTTTTAGATGAAAATCACCCAAAATGGGATATTGTAGGTGAATGGAATGGAATAGGAGCTATATTTTATGAATTTGTTAATCAATCAGCTACCGGTACAGCAACAAATTATGCATTACCATATGATGCACAATCAAAAACATATCCACTAGTTAATGAAATAGTTTTATTATTTTCTTTACCCGATAGTAGTATGGGTCGGTCCACAAATAGTAAATCATATTTTTATCTTAAACCTTTAGGTATTTGGAATCATCCACATCATGATGCATATCCCAATCCAACCACATATGGTCAAAATCAACTTGAACAACAAGATTATAAAGCAACAGAATTTGGTGCTGTAAGACAAGTTACTGATGGATCAACCGATATTAATTTAAATAGTCCTATTAATCCATCACAAAATACATTTGTTGAAAAGGTAGATATTCACCCACTAATGCCTTTTATGGGTGATTCATTGTTAGAAGGAAGATATGGACAAAGTTTACGATTTGGTAGTACAGCAAAATCAAAAAGTACAATAAATAATAACTATTCAAACTCTGGAAACAATGGAGACCCAATCACGATTTTACGAAATGGACAACCAACAAAAGTAAGTCCTGAAGGTTGGATTCCTATAACTGAAAATATCAGACAAGATTTATCTTCTATATATTTAACTTCTTATCAACAATTAAAAACTTTTAAAGTTGCAAGTGAATTATACCAATCATATACTACCCCACCAATAGTACCTAGTTTATTTACTCAACCACAAATAGCTATTAACTCAAATAGAGTAGTAATAAATGCCTCATCAGACAGTATATTATTAAGTGCTGAAAAATCTATAGGTTTATCTACTGGTGGGGGTGTTAATATTGATGCTACCTCAAATTATATAAGCTCAAATGACATTAGGTTAGGTTCTAAAGATGCAAAACAATCAATTTTATTAGGTGATGATACTATTGAAATTTTAAAATCATTAACTGGGGCTATTAAAGATTTAGCTACAATCCTTCAAGTTGAAAGAAATTGGCCCGAAGGTGTTCTTGCAACATCATATAATTCACTAGCAGGAAATGTATTAACCCAAATTAATAGTGCTAATGGGATTTTATCCCGATTAAATGATGATAGTCTTAAATCTAAATCTACAAAAATAATATAATGGCTTTAGACACATCAAACTTTAACCCTTCATCTATAACCTCACCAGAAACAGGTTTAATATCTGACCCATCAGGTTCTATAGAAATAGAAATAGATTTTTCAAAACTTTTATCGTTAGCGGGTATTGAACTTCCTGCAATCCCCCCAACAGGATCAACTTCTATTACTGGATCAATTCCTCCTTTACCTAAAAAAATTAAATTTTTAGAAGTAAGTGGTATAGTTGTAGATTCTTTAACTAATGAACCTTTACCTGGGGTAAAAGTTACTAATTCTTTTTTAAAAAAAGATACAACTAATAAGAAAGGAAAATTTACTATAAAACATCCATCTTTATTAGATACTGGTTTAGATCCAACTAAATTTCCACTAAATATTAAATTAAAAAAATATTCTCCTTTAACAATAACTCCATATACTTCTACTGGGGATCTTAAACCAAATTTAGGGATAGTTCAATTAAAACCTATTGAATCTAATTTAAAGAAAGAAATCATAGCTCTATTATCTTTCCCCCCTATAGTAGCAGAAGAATACGCTACTAAAGATATTACATTTGAATTTACAATACAAAAAAAATTAAATGTATCTATAGATGATTTAAAAGCAATAGTTATTCCATTATTATTGGGTTTAATTGCAAAATATGGAATTAGTGAAGTTCAAAAATTAGCAGAAAAAGCTAAAATTGATCCTAAGGCAGTATTTGATGAAATAAAAGATATAATTTCTTGTCCTACTCAAGAGGAGATGATTAAATTAATATCAATTAAAAATAAATTAGTTAAAAAAATAAGTCAAACACTAAAAGTTATAAATTCAACCACAGATACATTAGCTCGATCAGAAAAAATACTTGGACCAGCAGCTATAGGACTTAAAGTTTTAGAACAAATACCAATCCCAACATCAGTAGGAGGAGTTCCTATACTTATTAAGGTAATTAATGGAATCCAAAAAACAATTAAAATTTTAAGCCAATTAATATCAAAAATTAATGTAGTAAATGTTGCTCTTTTATCTATACTTACTTTACTTAAACTTGTATTAGCCCAAGTACTTGATTTTTTAAGTTTATTAGATCTTTTAACCCAATATTGCTACCCAAACACAGACCAATCCCAATCACAAATATCAATAGAATTAACAGCATTAACTAACCAACAATCCCAACAATTATCCCCAGTAATTATAAATGTAAATGGATTTGAAATGGGTGTGGAAACTGAAGTAACAAATAACTCCTTAAAACGCCGAAGAGCTATAGCAAGAAATAAATCAGGTGTAGTAATGTTAAAAGGAGAATTTTCATTTAGCTCAATTGATCAAATATTAATAGATGAGCTTGTATTCTATATTCAACAAAATGATTTAAAAGCAGATTAACCCTATATTTATAACCGTATGAAAACCACAGATTTTAAAAAATTAATTAAAGAAGCAGTAAGAGAAGTAATTCAAGAAGAATTGAAAGATATTTTATTAGAAGCATTAAAGTCCCCCAAACAAATAATTAAAGAATCTTATATACCCCCTTCTGTACCTTCACAACCAGCTTATTCACCTCCATCAATAGATTTTAGATCCAAATATGCTGAAGCATTAGGTGAAACCGCTTTAAGTTTTACTTCACAAGACGCTCAACCATCATTCAGACCTCAAGGAGACCCAGTAAATGGTAATTTAGGAACAGGTGAATTAGGTATGGATCAAATTATGGGACTTTTAAACACTAAATAATGGCATTTAATCCTCAACAGATAAATCCGATTGATTTAAATCCAAACGTTGCTGTTGGGGTAAATTTACCATTTAATGGTCCCTCTGTTTTTACACCTAACTTTTTAACTTCTCACGCAATAAAAAATAACCTAATTAATTATTTTCTTATAAACCCAGGAGAACTTCCATTAAATCCAACATTTGGAGGAGGATTAAGAGCTTTTATTTTTGAACAAATAGCTGAAGGAACTTTAATTGGATTAGAAAAACAAGTTGGTGATAAAATAAAAAATATATTTCCTAGCATTATTGTAAACACTTTAGATGTCCTAAAAAACGATGACACTAACACAGTCACAATATATTTAAAATATTCAGTTGCAAATTCTAACATAAATGATCAATTAACTTTACAAATATAATAATGGCTACTACAAATAGAGATATAAGATATATTAACCGTGATTTTTCTGAACTTAGACAACGTTTAATAGAATATACTCGAACATATTTTCCTCAAACATATACAGATTTTTCACCTACATCCCCGGGGATGATGTTTATGGAACAAGCTTCATATGTTGGAGATGTTTTAAGTTTTTATTTAGATAACCAATTTCAAGAAACATTTGTACAATATGCTCAACAAACAAATAATGTTTTTGAATTAGCATATATGTTTGGATACAAACCAAAAACTACTGGTGTTGCACAAACAACAGTTAATTTTTATCAACAATTACCTTCCAAATTAGTTAGTGGTGAATATGTTCCGGATTATGATTATTCAATAACTCTTAGAGAAAATACAACAGTTTCTTCTCAAAATGGAACTACCTTTATTACACAAGATAAAGTAGATTTTTCTGTATCAAGTTCTTTAGATCCAACAGAAGTTACTGTATATCAAACCGTTGGTACTATACCACAATATTTTTTATTGAAAAAAAGTAGAAATGCTATTTCTGCTACTATAGTAAGTCAAACATATTCATTTACTACCCCCCAACAATTTCAAACAATAAACATTCAAGGTACTAATATTATTAAAATATTAGATATTATTGATTCCCAAGGAAATAAATGGTATGAAGTAAATCATTTAGGTCAAGAAATGGTATTGGATCCAATTAAAAATACTAATATATATAATCCTAATAAAATAGATGATACTCCATATTTATTAAGACTTAAAAAAATACAACGACGTTTTGCAACTCGCTTTACATCTTTATCTAACTTACAAATCCAATTTGGTGCAGGTTCCCCATTAGATAATGATGAAGAAATTACACCAAATGCTAATAATGTAGGTTTAGGTTTACCATTTATCCAAGATAAATTAACAACAGCATACTCCCCAGTTAACTTTTTACTTACAGGAACATATGGTATATCACCTTCTAATACTACTTTAACTGTTAGATATTTAACAGGTGGGGGAGTAGGTTCAAATATACCATCTAATACATTAACAGGATTAACCATAACTAATGCTAAATTTAATAATACAAATTTAAATCCTACTACATCAAATTACATATTTACTTCTTTAGCAACTAATAATCCCGAGGCCGCATCTGGAGGTAGAGGTGGAGATACATTAGAGGAAATTAGACAAAATACCCTATCACTTATAGCTTCCCAACAACGATCAGTTACTGCAGATGATTATTTAATTAGAGCTTTAAGTATGCCTTCTGATTATGGTGCGGTTACTAAAGCATATATTGAACAACCAAAACTTACAGATAATCAAGTTTCAACTATTGAAACCCTAAATCTATATGTTTTATCTCAAAACTCATCAGGGTATTTAAGCAATGCAACAGAAACTTTAAAGAATAATTTAAGAACTTATTTATCCCAATATAGAATGATTGGTGATAATATTGAAATTAAAGACGCATTTATAATTAATATCGGTGTTGATTTTGAAATTATAGTATTACCGGAATATAACAATAGTGATGTACTTTTATCATGTATTTCTTCTTTACAAACATATTTTGATATAAGTAAATGGCAGTTAAACCAGCCTATAATGATAAGAGATTTATATATTCTTTTAGATAAAATTAAAGGTGTTCAAACAATTAAAAATATAATTATTTCAAATAAAGCAGGAACAACATCTGGATATTCTCAATATGCATATGATATATTATCTGCTACTCAAAACCAAGTAATTTATCCTTCATTAGATCCTAGTATTTTTGAGGTAAAATATCTAAATAATGATATTAAAGGTAAAGTAGTTCCTTTATAACGCTATATTTATAATAAAATATATTAATGGCCGTATATAAAATTTTCCCAACTCAAGATACTACATTATATTCTGCTTACCCAATCATGAACACTGGGTTGGATGCTATCTTAGAAACTTCTAATATTATAGATATTAGTGGTATTCCTGGAGTATCAAGATATTTAATTCTATTTAACCAGGAAGAAATTTTAGACATATATTCTGATAAAATTGGAAATAACTCTTATGATATATATTTTAAAAATTTTATAGCCGAGGCACGAGGATTAAATCAAAATACTAAATTAGAACTACGTACTTTAGCCCAATCATGGAATAATGGTACTGGATATGCTTTAGATAACCCACAAGAAGTAGATGGGGCATCTTGGGTATATGCCTCATATTCGGGCTCTAACCCATGGATCCCAAGTGGAAGTACCGTAGGAGGATATTATACAAGTTCATTTAATCCAGCATATTCTTCTCAAGGAGGAGGTAATTTTTTTACATCTTCTAATTATTTAGTAACTGCATCATTTGGCTTACGCTCTACTAAAGATATTGAACTTAACGTTAAAAACATAGTTAATGCTTGGTCTAGCTCAGTAATTTTAAATAATGGATTTTTAGTTAAACTTACAAGTTCTTTAGAATTTAGTGCTAATGAAAACAACCAACCTATATTTAAATATTATAGTGTTGATACAAATACAATTTATCCTCCGTGTTTAGAATTTAGATGGAGAGATTACACTTCCGTAATAACCTCAACATCTCCAGTTGTAACAACAGTAGACTTAAAAATGTCCTTAGCTGAAAATCCCGGAGTATTTTATCCTGAAAGTGTAAATAGATTTTACTTAAATATAAGCCCTTTATTTCCAACTAGAACATACCAAACAGCATCATTATTTACTAATTTAAATTACTTACCAACTAGTTCATATTATGCCATAAAGGACTTGGCTACCAATGAATTTGTTGTTAACTTCGATAACAATTATACTCAGATTAGTTCTGATGCAAATGGTAATTATTTTAATGTTTACATGAGTGGATTAGAACCTGAGAGATATTATAAAATTTTAATTAAAACAAATATTAATGGTTCAACTATAATATCTGATGACAATTATTATTTTAAAGTTATAAACGGATGAGTGAAAATATAAGCTTAAACAAACAGGTATTTAATAAAACCCAATATTCTAAAATAATTGATACATCCTTTACCCAATTAGGTGTTAAAACAATTAAAGAACAAATTGCCATACAACCTACAACTAATGAATTTTTTAGTATGTACAATGATTTATTTTACGATATACCAGAATTAGGAGAAACTAACTCCCATGAATATTTAATTAAAAAAAGTAGTGAATATATTGGATTTGAAGCTAATCAAGAAGAAATAATCGCCTTACAAGCTGAAATAGCTCAACTAAGAATTGATTTATTAGAAGTTCAAAAACAAAATATACAATTACAAACAGGAACCACATTATAATGGCTGCAGAAATTATACAAATAGATGCTCAAAGTTTTCTTTCACAAACATATGAAAACCAAGACACAAACTTAATATCCTCATTTGATGTTAAAACAAATTTATCCTCTAGTAGTTATCTTGAGTTTTTTGTATACGACAACAATAAAAATATTCTTGATTCCGATTATAATTTTACTCAATATACTATCCAAAATGATGGACAATCACCAGGTAATGATGGAGATATATCTGAAATAATAATTGATCCTGAGCAAACCCTTATTAATTTAGGATATGATCAGGGTGAATATACAGCGTATTTTAATATTTTTAATAAACAAATTGGAACAAATTTCCAAAATCTTTATATTGCCGAAATTTCATCTGATAGGACTGAAATTAGATTAGATAGTACGTCGTTAACAGAAATAGATCTTATTGAGCAATCAAATAATCTAATTCAACAACGAGTAAGTAGTTCATATTTTTTAGACTTTTATTTAAACTTTGGAGATAATCAATTAGCTATAGCTAATAACATTGAATTAGATATCCAAGATCCTACTAATCCAACAATACTAATAAAATTATATGAACCTCTTTCAGACCAATATGATTTAAATTCTTTATTGTGGGTTGTAACTGTTATAGAAGAACCAATAGCATATCAGGTTATTTTTGAAGATGTTCCTATAGTAATTATAGATACAGTTCCTATTAATGGTCCTAATTTTAATCTAGAATTAAAAGATAAAATAAATAATTCAACTTTAAACCAATCATATCAAGATTTAACTGCAACAACATTAACTAGTTCATTCAATCAACTAAATAGTTTACTTGAAGAAAAAGAAATTGATATAAACATTGACTATACTAACTTTGCAGAATTCACTCATTTTAGCTCAGTTAAAACAAGATTAGAAAATTTTTATTACAAAGTTAGTTTAATAGAACAATATTCTTCATCCATAGCGACATTAAATAATACAAATTCATCATCTGTAGCTATTGGAAATACTCAAACAATATATGAAACCCAAATAAACAATATTATAACTAATTTTGATGGATATGATTATTATTTATATTATTCAAGTGGTTCATATGCTTGGCCTAAAACAACTTCACAACCACCTTATTTACTTGCTAAAACAGGAAGTAATGCTGTATTAACTTGGTTTGGTAGTGATGATGAAACTAATCCAAATTATGGAGGAATAATCCTTTCAGCTTCTAGATTTGATGAATCTAATAAAGATTATTTATTTTATGTAATTCCCGAATACTTAAGAGAAGATCCAAACAATGATCAATACAAAATGTTTATTGATATGGTTGGTCAATTTTATGACAATATTTGGATTTATTATAAAGATGTTACACAAAAATATAATGCCGATAATCGTTTAGAAAATGGTATTTCAAAAGATATAGTAGCAGATGCTATTAGAGATTTTGGTTTAAAACTATATCAAAATAATTTCTCAAATGAGGATTTGTATACAGCATTTTTAGGTTTAACACCTGATGGGGCTTTATTTCCATTCCCAAACATTACAGGTTCCTTACCTACTCCTAGTGGATTTGAATATATTGATACTTTAATATCTGCCTCTAATGATTATATGCCGTTAGACGACGTAAATAAGTCGCTATACAAACGCATTTATCATAACTTGCCGTACTTATTGAAATCAAAAGGTACATTGCCTGCTTTACGTACTCTTATAACGTCATATGGTATTCCTGATACAATATTAAGAATTAATGAATATGGAGGTAAAGATAAAGCAAATACAAATGATTGGGATTATTGGCAAAATGAATTCAATTATACCTTTTATACAACAGGAAGTAACCATATTTCCTCATCCTGGCCTGTAAACACAAATTGGAATTCTTTAGATAATGTTCCAAGAACGGTAGAATTTAGATTTAAAACCGAAGGCTTACCAACTTCAAATATTCCATATTCTCAAAGTTTATGGAATTTAGATGGCGTAGGTCCCTCTATAATTTTAAAATATACAGGAAGTGGATATACTACTAACCCTCCAACTCCCAATAATCCTTTAGGACTTCCTTATTCAGGATCAATAATTGATCCCTATTATCAATATGCTACTTTAGAATTTTGCTCAGATCCTGCAGTATCTCCAGCAGGTTCTGCTAGTATATATTTTCCTTTTTTTGATGGTGGTTGGTGGTCAGTAATGGTAACTCGAGAAAACACCCAAGATTTTACTTTACATGCCGGAAATAAAATATATGAGGGAGGGGATAATGGAACTTTATTAGGTTTTTATACTTCATCATATATCTTAAGTGATGATGTTGAATGGGCTAATAGCAATACTTCATTTTTTGCTAAATCACAATCAATAGCAGGAAATACATACAATTCATTTTCAGGATCTATACAAGAAATTAGATACTATAACAAAGTAATATCCCCAGATGTATTTAAGGATTATATAATGAATCCTTCTTCAATTGAAGGAGATTCAATTAATTCTTCCCCTGAAGAACTTATGTTTAGAGCATCTTTAGGAGGAGAATTATATACTGGATCTTTATCAATTCATCCCAAAGTAACTGGATCTTGGGTTGCAACTAGTTCATTTGTTTCTGATAGTAATTTTAATTTTTTCACTACACCTACATTTGTACCTAATACAGAATATTTCTTTTATGATCAACCAGCCGTTGGAATTAAAAATGCTGTATCTGATAAAATTAGATTAGAAAATAATGTAATGCCAAGTGGTGATACTTTATCCCCATTTAGATCATTAGCTCAACAATTAGCTATTAGTCAAAGTTATACAGCAAATACAAATTTACTTGAAGTAGCATTTTCCCCACAAGATGAAATCAATGAGGATATCATGGATCAAATCGGATATTTTAATATTGGTGAATATATTGGTGATCCTAGATTACGATCTTCATCAGCCGAATCTTATCCTTTATTAGATACTTTAAGAAACGACTATTTTGAAAAATATACTAAAAATTATGATTTAGTTGACTATATCCGTTTAATAAAATTCTTTGACAATTCCCTATTTAAAATGATTAAAGATTTTGTACCTGCACGTACAAGTCTTGCTTCTGGAATTGTAATAAAACAACATTTACTTGAAAGAAATAAATATCCTCAACCACAAGTAAATAATAATTCAAATATAGCAAATGTTGGGGTTGATAATCTTTCTTCTACATTATTTATCCCTGGAAATGATACTGTTAGTGTATCAATATCCTATCCCCTAACAGCTTCAGGAATATATGCATTATCAATTACAGGAAGTATAACTGAAGATGCTACTGATAGTGTATATTATATTGAACTTTATGATTCTAATGCAGTATTACTTGCTACTTTAGACTCATTTATTTCATCACCATTTGGGACATTTTCCTTCTCCGGTTCCTACTCAGGTAATGTCCCATCAGGAAGTTACATCTACTTTTCAGCAGATCCATTTGCAAATACTTTCCAAATAAATAACTTTACAGCATCCCTCCAATTAATTAATTCTTATTACGCACCATATACAACCCAAGATATTTCAGTATCTGGTACAATTGTCCCCCAATGGAATGACTATAACCCCGGAACTATAGAAGATTTTAATGGAGGTACAGGAGGAACATTTGAACCATTTAATTATGTAGGTAATACATCCCAAAGTTGGTATGAAACAATCCCAACCATTTCAGGATCAGTAATTGTGTTACATGATTCACAAGATGAATTTTATGATGGTGAATTTAGTGGATCAAATATAATTGTAACTACTCAAAGTTTAGCTCAAGCATATCCATTACAAAATGAATCTTTTTTATATAAGCAAGTATATTATTATGGTACAGGATCAGGTGAAGAAAATATTTTTGAAAATTTATTTTTAAACAATGTTACATCTCCTCAAAATGGAGAAATATTGTTTATGGAAAAAGGAAATATTTTATTTGGAAGTTGGTCTTCTATTTATTCTCCAAAATACTTAAAAATTGCAAAAATTGATTGTAGTGGTAGTAACAATACAACTGCTTTAGGCCAATTAGATACCATATTAATCAATACCCCTATTGTTGGATATCCAACTAATGTGTGGTTACAATATGATGTTACAGTTTTAAATGAACAATCAAATTATTACTTATACCAAGTAAATTCAGCAAAATATTTAAATCAACCAATAACATATATTTCTTCTTCCTATCCTAACCAAGTATTTGATTATACCGTTTCATCTTCAGTAACATCATCATATAGTGTTGGTAATGGTTCTCCTAAAACAGTTATAAATTGGAATTCTTCACTACCTGGGACTAATTTACCACATTATGGAACTTCATATTTTAACACATCTTCAGGTATATTAACATTTGAAAATACCCCAAATACCCAATTAATAATTTCAGCCTCTATTGATACTTCGGGTAATGATCCAACATCAAGATTTATACGCTTGATTCAAAATCGAAATGGAGTTGAAACCACTATATTTCAAGATACTTATAATGCTGGTGGGATTGATACCACATTAGTAACAGCCTCTTTATACCCTATCCAAGGTGACCAATATTATATTCAATTAACCAAAACACCTACAGGAGTTAATGTAAATGTTACATCAGCACAATTATTACTCACCCAAAGTAGAGCAGTAAGTTCTTCAAATTGTGAGCTTGTAATTTTTGAACCATATATTACAACTCCTAATTATTATAATAGTGATTATAATCCTTTAATAAATAATGTTTTAGATGACCGTTTAAGTACCGTTTATCAAGATGTAGATTATTCAACAGGGATTTTTACTCCAACAAACTTTGGATTATTAATTAGTGGAAGTGCTATTAAAGCAGCCGTTCAAGATTCCAATTACACAACAAAACGCCATATTATACCAAGATATGAAGGTAGTAAATCTACATCTCAATACTTAAATGTATGGACTGAAGGTGATTCTGGAACATATGGTAAAGTCCCTACCGTAGAAAGTTTAAAAACTATGGTTGCCTATTGTGATTCAATTTCAGGATGGCCTCCTGAAAGAATGAATGCTTCTGCAATCCATGTTTTATACTTGATTAAACAAGATGGTACTGTTGTTATCCCTAATGCATCCCAAAATTCATTAGCTGATATACAAGGAACATTTATGTCTGGAGAAAAATTAATTATTGCTCAAAAAACAGTATCATCCGGAGAATCAACTCAAAAAAGAAATATTATTAGAGGTGGTACTCGCATTGAACCTATTTTATATACTCAATATGGAAGTGCTCCAAACGCCACATGGAATACTACTATGAGTTTTGAAGATATTGTTCCTTCAAATACAGGAGCAACTGCAGATTTTTCAGCACTATATAAAAGAAACACTTCTATTAATTTAGTTCAAGGAGTAGAAACTTTAGCAGCTGTTAATACTGTTGTATATGGTGCTCCTATCTCTACAGGAAACTCATATGAAGTAACTCCCCAAGTGGTTTTAGATGCATTAGAATTAACATTTAAATCTTCTAATAACATCACCTTCACTAATAACCCAGGTAATATCACAGGTAATTTTATTACTAAAATATATAAAAATTCAATATCTCCTTCTAATTTAATAGGAACTCCTTCTACAACTCAATTCCAAAATAACCCAAATTTTCCATCAGGTTTGGTGTATTTTGCTAATAAAACAGTTACTATCCCGGTTAGTAATCTTAATGTTGGAGATAAATATTTTGCCACAGTAACGCTTGTTTGTAATATTCCTACAGGAACAAGCCCATCTGTATCATTTACTTCTGATTTTAAAGTCACCCAATATCCCATATTTTCTCCCCCAGTATCATCATCGGGAGCAAATTCAATATGGAATTGGCCTAATTCCTCAAGTTATCCATATGTAATTACTTCTTCTCAAACTACATTAGTTAATTTATATGGAAATCCTAATGCTAAAATGGTTGACATAACAGGATCTGGATTTAATTCTATTGTATTACCTTGGTCAATTAAATACGGTGATGAATTTAGATTTGAAGGAAGAGAAGACTTTGTATATCAAGTAGGAAAAATATTTGGTCCTGCAGAAAGTGGATCTGGTAGGATATTTCAAACGGGATCCATTGAAGTTCATTTAAATTCAAATCTTCCGATCTCAGCATCATCCTCAGTTTTTAATTTAGATCATTTTGTAATTAGAAGATATGTTGATGATGCTAGTTTAATTTTAATGGAAGGATTTAAACCTGTAAACGCAAATGGTCCATATATAGTAAGACCTGAATATGTAGTTCCTGAATTAAATAAAAGTATTGATCAATTTATTTTAGATCTCACGCAGAAAGGTTTGATTACCTAATATTTATTACATATAATACGACAATATATGAAAGGAATTTATAAAATATCATCCCCCACTAATAAAATATATATTGGTCAAAGTATTGATATTGAAAGAAGATTCAAGGAATATAAAAAATTATATTGTATGTCACAAAGAAAATTATATTTTTCTTTAAAAAAATATGGAATTGAAAAACATATCTTTAAAATTTTAGAAGAATGTACTGAAGATATGTTATTAGAAAGAGAAACATATTGGAAAAATTTTTATAAAGTATTAGAACTTCCTTCATTATGTTGCCGAATAGATGGTAAAGGAGGAAAAAATAGTAAAGAAACAAATAAATTAATTTCTCAAGGGAATATAGGAATAAGTAGAAATAAAGGAAGAAAACAAACAGATAAAGAAAAAAATCTAAGAAGTAAAATTAGATATGGTTATAAACCATTACCTCAACATTTAGAAAATATGAGATTTTCAATGATGGGTAAAAACGTAACTCCTATACTATGTATAAACGATAATAAATCCTATTTAAGTATTAGAGAAGCAGCTAAAATATTAAATTTAAATGAAAGATCAATTCAAAATCATTTAGCAGGATTAACTAAATCTCTTAAAAATAAATTACAATTTAAATATATTACCAACCATTAAAACCTAGAAATCATCGGCTATTTAAATAACCAAGTCGTCACTATTGACGCTATTTTAACAACAAAAGGAAGAGAATTATTAGCACAAAATAATGGTTCATTTCGTATTACACAATTTGCATTAGCTGATGATGAAATTG